CTAATTAAACAAGGACATTTGTCTAGATTGAAAATTAAAATTATTTCTCTAAGACATCATCATGTTAAGTTTGACAGTTATCATGAAGAGATTGATTACTTGGTCTCACATCCAAGGAGAAATAATTTTATTAAAAATCTTGCCTTAGATCTTGGTGGCAATACTTTAGTATTGTTCAATTATGTTGAACGTCATGGTGAACCACTTTTTGATCTAATAAATAGTAGCGTAAAAGATGGAAGGAAAGTTTTCTTTGTACACGGTGGTGTTGATGTAAAGGACCGAGAAGAGATCCGAGCAATCACTGAGCAGGAGTCCAACGCAATCATCATCGCAAGTTATGGAACTTTCTCCACTGGTATTAACATTAAAAATTTACACAATATCATTTTTGCAAGTCCATCAAAATCAAGGGTAAGAAACCTACAATCTATTGGTAGGGTCTTGAGAAAGGGGGAAAACAAAAATACAGCAGTGCTGTACGATATTGCAGATGATACCTCTAAAGACACTAACAATCCAAATTATACGTTAAGGCATTTGTTTGAGCGGGTTAAAATTTATAACCAAGAAAATTTTGACTATGAGATAATCAACGTAAAATTAAAGCAGTAAGTATGGAAGCATTTTTCGCAAACGTAAAACTAAAAACAGGTGAGGAATTACTTTGCATAATAAAAGAAGCGGATCCAGAAGAAGATTATCTTCTGATATCACACCCCATTGAAGTTGAAGAGATCGAAATTCCTGGCGCGTTTCATGGACTGAAGATTAAATCTTGGATGAAACTCTCACACCAAACTGAATTCTATCTTGATGGTGAGGAACTTATTACTGTTAAAGAAATTAAAGGATTCCCAGTCGAGTTTTATAAAGATAGTTTAGTAAAATTAAATCAACAAGAAGAAGAGAGAAAGAGATCTAAAGTTAAGAGTAAACTGAAACGTAAAAGAAAAGGTCGCGTTCCATTGGATGAAGATATGGGACTCTTATCCTCTATTGATGATGCAAGAGAACTCTTAGAGGGTATCTTCCTCTTAGATAGTGATCCTAAAGAATCATAGTATCTAATGTCTTAAAGCTTTATAGTGTCTTCTGAACTCTGACCGAGTTATTATACACAGATCAGAGGGTCTTGTCAAGCTCTTGATATTATGTTATGATATGCTGAGAAGACCAATATACTACATGGCAAAATCAAAAGAGCACTACGTAAACAATAAGGACTTCTTACATGCTATTATTCTGTATAAGAATAGAGTGGAGAAGGCAAAAGAAAACGGCGACCCAAAACCACCAGTGGGTGAGTATATAGGGGGATGCTTTCTGAAGATCGCTCAGCATCTATCTTACAAACCAAACTTTGTCAACTACATGTTCAAAGATGACATGATTGGTGATGGTATTGAAAACTGCATCACTTACATTGACAACTTTGATCCAGCGAAGTCCAGCAATCCGTTTGCTTATTTTACTCAGATCATTTACTATGCTTTCTTGCGTAGGATTCAGAAAGAGAAGAAGCAGGTAGATATTAAGAACAAGATGATCGAGAAGTCGGGATACAGTGAGGTGTTCACTGGTGATGAGTATGGGTGTGATGCCTCATATGAGCAGATTAAGAATTCCCTTGAGCAAAAGATGAGGTATTGATGAAAGTCGCTATTATTACTGACCAGCACTTTGGAATGAGAAAGGGTAGTCAAATTTTCCATGACTACATGAAAAAGTTCTATGATGAAGTGTTCTTTCCTTTTCTGGATAAGAACAAAATTACTACAGTGCTTGATCTGGGTGATACCTTTGACAATAGAAAGTCAATTGATTTCTGGTCATTGGACTGGGCAAAAATGAATTACTATGACCCTCTTGCCAGCAGAGGAATTCAAGTTTATACTGTGGTAGGTAATCATACTGCTTACTACAAAAATACTCTTGGCATCAATGCCATCAAATTGTTACTGCAAGAATATGAGAATGTACATTTGATTGAAAGACCAAAAACCATTAACGTGGGAGGTCTTGATATCTGCTTTATTCCCTGGATCTGTGTAGATAATGAAACAGAAACCTACGAAGAGATCTCTAACACATCAGCAACCATTGCCATGGGTCACCTTGAGTTGTCTGGTTTTGAGGCACACGTTGGATACTACATGGATCATGGAATGAGTCGTGAAGTTTTCTCTAAGTTTAAGAAAGTGTTCTCTGGGCACTTCCATCATAGGTCACACTCTGATAACATCTATTACCTAGGTAATCCTTACCAAATGTATTGGAATGACTTTGGTGATGTCAGAGGGTTCCATGCCTTTGATACACAAACTACAAACCTCAAGTTCATCCCAAATCCTTTCAAGATGTTTGAAAAGATTTACTATGATGATACTTCGACATCACCTGATGAGATTGATACAGATCAGTACAAAGACAAGTTTGTAAAACTTATCGTTGAAAAAAGAACTAACTACTATGCATACGATAGTTTAATTGAGCGTCTTTACCAAACTGGTATTCATGATCTCAAAATCATTGATAATACCAATGAGGAAATTAATCCATCTGGAGATATTGAAATAGAAGGAACTCTTTCTTTCTTAGAGAGATATGTCGAAGAGATTGACTATGAGGATAAAGATACGCTAAAATCTATCATTGGTTCAATCTATTCAGAGTCACTTCAAATTGAGTAATGTACATACTAGCAATCAAAGGTAAAGAAACTGAGGGTGCTTATGCACCCACTGTTGATAACAACCAAATCCTTTATTTGTTTTTAGAAGCAGAGGATGCTGAGAGGCACTCTGAATTGCTTGCTGCTGATGATTATCCTGAGATGACAGTAGTTGAAGTTGACGATGATGTTGCTATCCATATTTGTGAAGAAAATGGATACTCCTATTGTATTGTAACACCTGACGACATTATTATTCCCCCCAAAGAATCGGATGATTGAATTTAAAACTATTAGATGGAAAAATTTTCTCAGCACTGGGAATAATTTTACTGAAATCAATCTTAATAACCACAACAAAACTTTGATTGTTGGTGAGAATGGTGCAGGTAAATCTACAATCCTTGATGCACTATGCTTTGGATTGTTCAACAAACCATTCAGAAAAATCAACAAACCACAATTGGTAAACTCAATTAACCTTGCTGACTGTAGAGTTGAAATTGAGTTTACTATCGGTAAGGTTGATTGGAAAATCAACCGTGGAATGAAACCGACGATCTTTGAAATCTATAAGAATGGTATTCAGTTGGATCAAACTGCCTCTGCTGCTGATCAACAGAAATGGTTTGAGCAGAACGTACTTAAGTTAAACTATAAGTCGTTTACTCAAATTGTGGTTCTTGGATCTTCTACTTTTGTTCCATTCATGCAACTGCCAGCAGCAGGACGTAGGGAAGTCATTGAGGATATTCTTGACATTAGAATCTTCTCTACAATGAATACTATTCTTAAAGAGAGAGTCAAGGAAAACAAAGAAGCAGTATCTGAGATTGACTATGCTATTTCTATTTTAAAAGAGAAGGTTGATGTTCAAAAAAGATTTATTGAAGATCTTAAACAGCAGGGTCAAAACAATGTAGTTCTCTGGGAAGATGAGATTGATAAGATGAAAGTCGATATTGAATCAAATCAACTTGAACTTGAGAAATATATGAGTGACATTGATACGCTTACTCAGCAAATGAACGAGTTCTCTAATCCTCAGAAAGAACTTGATAAGTTGAATGAGTTTCATATCAAGTTTAGATCCAAGATCAAAGACATGGAGAATGAGATTAAGTTCTTGACTTCAAATGATGTTTGTCCTACCTGCAATCAGGATATTACTAAAGAGTTTAAAGAATCAAACATTAATCAAGATAAAGAAAAAATTAGTAAACTCAATTCTGCCCTTGGGGATATTGGATCTAAGGAAAAATCTTTGAACGAGATACTGCACAAACGTAATGGAATTCAAAAAGAAATTACTCAAGTGCAAAGTAAGATCAACAATTGCTTTTCTACAATTAACTGGAAGCAAACTAAAGTTAAAGAAACTCAAGAGAAGATTGACTCTCTCAAGAGTAATACAGATAACGTTGATCGAGAACGTGAAAAGATGAAGACCTTAATTGAACAAGGAAAGGGTCAAGAACTTCAGCGTCGTCAGATTGCTAAAAGATCTACTGAGTTAAAAATCATTGCTGATATTCTTAAAGATGGTGGAGTCAAGAGTACAATTATTCGGAAGTACCTTCCTGTAATGAATACTTTGATTAACAAGCATCTTCAGGAACTTGAGTTCTACGTCAACTTTAATCTTGACGATACGTTTAATGAAACAATCAAATCACGTTTTAGAGATGAGTTTTCATATGCTTCATTCTCTGAAGGTGAGAAGATGAGGATCGACCTGGCACTTTTGTTCACCTGGAGGGAGGTTGCCAAACTAAAGAACTCAGTCAATACAAACATTCTTATCTTGGACGAAATTTTTGATAGCTCACTAGATAGTAATGGAACTGCTGACTTTATTAACATCCTTAGAACAGTTACAGAAGGTAACAATGTGTTTGTGATCTCACACAAAGAGGACATGCTCCACGATAAGTTTGATAATGTGATACAGTTCAAGAAGGTCAAAAACTTCTCTAAACCATTTCAGACCAATGGCACAACTCCCTAACTGGCAACACCACTCAAAGAAAGACAAGCATGGTAAGGGCACTTGCAAAGGAAGAATCCGTGCAAGTAAACAACGCCTTAGACACTTGAAAAACTGTCACAAGACCTCCCGTAAAGGGGGGTCTTTTTTTGTATACTGTTTTCAGTTCAAAGAAATCCCATGAAGTTTGAGATCAAAGAAACGCTTGCCAAACTTCTGGCAACCGAGAATCTGATTGTTGAGCACCGTAAGGTCGGCACTGCATGTTTCGATGTGGAGAAACGTGTTCTTACCCTCCCCATGTGGGAGAAAGCATCTCCTCTGGTATATGACCTGTTGGTTGGTCATGAGGTGGGTCATGCTCTCTATACGCCTAATGAAGATTGGAAGCAAGGTGAATATGCCAAAGTCCCTTTGAGTTTCGTCAACGTTGTTGAGGATGCTCGTATTGAGAAACTAATGAAGCGTCGTTATGCTGGTCTTAGCAAAACATTTTACAAAGGTTACCAAGAACTTCATGATCAAGATTTCTTTTCTCTTGAGGGTGAAGATATGTCTAAGATGGCATTTATCGATCGTCTGAATCTTTACTACAAGATTGGTGCATATCACATGATTGAGTTTTCTCCTGAAGAACAACTGTTTGTTGATCGCACTGGTAAAGTAGAAACCTGGGAAGAAGTTCTTAAACTGAGT